CCTTCCACAGTTTCGATAGTCGAGCGCAGTTCACCATCCGCCGCACGGAACTCCTGCTTGATCCGGTCAAGCTGTGTTGCCGTGGATGCCATCAAGTTCGGAACATAATCGCCGACCTCGATCTGTACAGTGTATCGGTAAAAGGGATTGTAGGTGATACTGACGATGCGGGTATCGATGTTGATCCCCATCGGCGTGTAGGTGATGTTCACTTCGTCACCCGCCTGCAGGTCAGCCATCTTGAACAGCGAAATGGAGTAGGAGGCAATGTTCTCTCGGGAGTCGATGGTGACGGAAAGGTTGGTCACGTTTTCGCCGTCCATGAGAACCTTGCGGACAGTGCTGCCGCGATGTTTGCGGAGGTTGATTTTGTAGCCGTCGTATTCGACCTCACATCCGCAGGCGTCGATGAACCGCATCAGCGCATTCCGGCGGTTGAGCGTACCTTCGGTGAAGTAACATTCCACCCGCTCCGTGGCTTCACAGATTCCGATGGAGAATGGCGTATCGGATAAGAGTTCTGCCAAACCTTCCAGCGGAGTTCCCTCGAAGACGAAAGTGACGAGATTGTATTTTTCATCATTCAGCAGATAGGAGATGTGTTCACATTCCGCTGTAGTAATGGGAAAGCCGTCCGTGATTTGCTTGCTGATGCGGACAATATTGTAGTACTGACTGTCCAGTTTCACGGTCATACCTGTCTGCAAGGACTGAGAACGGGATGCCAGAACGCTGAAGGATAGCGTCCGTTCCCCGGAGAGGTGGTCAGCTAACGTGGCAGACAGCACTCGCGGGAAAGTGTGCTTCAGCGTATTGTTTTCGTAGATTTCAAGAGCCATAGGTTGACCTCCTTCCGTTAGGTTGTGCCGAGATTGCGGACATACACGGCATTCTGCGACCACTGGATCTGAGCAAGGATTCTGGCGAGAGTGTTGCCGTCGATAGTCAGCGGAATCGTCACATTAAACGCCTGTCCCGAAGCCATTCTGCCCGGTTCGATGTCCCCGATGCTCGCATCCACATCGAAATCGGTCGGGATGGCTTTCTGCATATCCTCCTCAACCTGCTTCATGGCATCCACAAAGCCGACACCAATACCGGCACCCATGTTCTCACCGATCCCGGCAAACACCGTTGAGGGAGAATGAATGCCAAGCAAGGATTTCACCCCACTGACCACATTGTCCACCAGTTTCGATGCTTGATCGTACAGCCAGGACGCCATGCTCATGATGCCCTGACCGATACCCTTGATCATGTTCACGCCAACGTCCACCAAATCGGGAATCCCTTCGGTAAACGCTCGGACGATACTTGTGATGATCTGCGGAATTGCACGGATGATCTCGGAAATGATCTGCGGAAGATTTTCGATAATCGCCGTGAACAGTTTGATGCCAGTCTCGATGATGAGAGGGATATTTTCCACGAACGCATTGATGATCGCCGTGATGATTTCAGGAATCGCCACAATGATCATTTCGATAATCTCCGGCAATGCCTGAATCAATGCAACAAGCAGGTCAATTCCTGCCTGCACGATCAGAGGGAGACCTTCCATCAGAGCCGTGACAATACCTTCGATAATCTGCGGCAGAACCGCCACGATGGTTTCTATGATTTCGGGCAGTGCTTCCACCAGTGCGGTCAAAAGCTGAATTCCGGCTTCGATGATCTTGGGGATTGCTGATACGATGAATTCCACGATTGCCGTGATGAGTTCGGGTAATGCTTCAATCAGCTGCGGGATGGAATCGAGAATCCCCTGTGCCAAACCGAGGACAAGTTCCAGTGCGGCATCCAGAAGCATCGGCACATTGTCGATGATCGTCTGTACCACCATCGTGACCATCTCGACCACGGCTGGAATCAGTTCAGGCATGGCTTCTGCGATACCGGATGCCAGGGTTGCGACCATCTGAATTGCGGCTTCCACCAGAGTGGGCAGGTTCTGTACAATCCCGTCCACCAGAGCAAGGATCAGCTGCACCGCTCCTTCGGTAATCTGCGACAGAGCGGAGATGATACCATCCAGAATCGTCATGACCAGTTCGACCGTCACTTCAATGAGCATCGGCAGATTTTCGAGAATCGCGTTGCCGACAGAGCCGACGATGTCTGTGCCAAGCTGAATGAACATCGGTAACTGTTCGGTAATCACCGTTGCGATATCTCCCACAGCAGTTCCGATAGCTGCGCTGATCTGTCCGAAATCCCCGTTAGCGTTGTTGATCTCATTGGAGAGGGTCGAGAAAATGTCTGTGATCGCGCCGGAAACCTCACTGACCGCAGGCAGAAAAACGCCCTCGATGGAGCGTTTCGTTCCTTCGAGAGCAGAATTCAGGTCATCATATTTGATTTCATTGATCTGCGACAGCGCATCGTACATCTCCATTGTGCCGGTTTCCATGCTTGCCAACACGGGGAGAATATTCGCCTCGAGGTCTTCGTACATCGTACCGAACAGGTTGACTGCGGCGGTGTTTTTCGCCATCGGGTCTTCCATTTCGTTCAGCGCATTGACTACCTCGAAGAAAGCCGATCTTGCAGAATCTCCGCCGTCAGCGAACTGTGCCATCATCTCTTCGGCGTTCATACCGAGCGCGGTGAAGGCTTCGATTGTGGTGTCACTGCCGTCTTTGGCACGGATGTTGAATTCCTTGACCGCATCACCGACCTTGTCGATGGAGAACACACCGGCCTCCGCACCGCCGATCAGACCCTGCAGGAATTCCTCCGCAGACAGACCGAGCGCGGCGTACTGTGCGGAATACTCGTTGAGGGTATCAAGCAGATCGCCGTTCTGGTCCGCACCGTTCTGTGCGCCGACTGCGATGATGTTGTACGCTTCTTCTGCGGACAGACCGAAGTTTTTCATCAGCGCATTGGCGGTCCGGGCGGATTCCTGCAGTTCATAGCCGAAGGTGTCACGGAGTGCGAAACCGGACTCCGTTGCCTTTTCCAGTTCCGCCCCAATCAAGCCGGTGGTTTTCTGGACATCGGATAACCCCTGCGCCACATCCTCAAGTGAATCTCCGAAGTTATGTGTGTACACATTTTTCGCCGTTTCGCCGAGGGATTCCAGTTCCGCTCCGGTTTTGCCCGTGGCGGCGGAGATCGTGTTGACCGCCTTGTTGTAGTCATCCCCGAGGGTGATGAGTTCCTTACCTGCCGCCACCACAGCCGCTCCGATTGCCGTGACAGCACCGCCAATGGCTGCTCCAATACCGCCTGCGATGCTGCCGAGGTTCTCGAACTTGCTGCCGGATTTCTCTGCGGTGTCGGCGGCTTCTTCGAGGGCATCATTCAGTTCTTCGACCGGTTCATCAGCGGCTTCAACCGCTTCGGACATCTCACGAATGGCTTTCTCGTTGGTGTCGAGTTCCTGTTCCATCCCGTTGAGCGCGGCTTTTGCCTTGTTCAGCTGAATCTGCCAGTTCTGCGTGCGCTTATCGTTCTCCCCGAAGGACTCGGCGGCATTCTTTAGAGCCTGCTCCAGCGTAGAAATCTTCTGCTTCTGTGCGTCAATCTCTTTGTTGAGAGCCGTATTTCTGGCGGTCAGAGCCTCGACGGACTTGTCCTGCTTATCGAACTGCGATGCCACCAGTTCCATCTCGGAACCGAGGACTTTGAACGACTGATTGATGTCGGCGAGGGCCTTTTTGAACTCCTTCTCGCCCTCAAGACCGATTTTTAAGCCGAAATCGTCTGCCATCTGACCACCTCCATTTCGTTAGTTTTCGTATGCAAGATAATCTTGATAGGTTGCTCCCCATGTTACCGGAATTGTGACAGATGAATCCAGGTAATTCCAGTACTGTCCCCATCCTGCAGGCTGGCTTTCCGCTTCACAGAAGATCTGCAGTGCAGGATTCATGCAATTGTAAAACGGACTGTTCCGGTAGCCGGAAGCGAGTATTTGCTGTACGGACAGAGGGAGAAATACCTTTTTCAGAGCGGTACATCCCTGAAAAGCGTAATAGGACAGAAATTCCAGATTCTTGAAACCAGCTTCTGTAAGAGCAGTACAGTTCAGAAAAGCATTGCTGTTAACCTCAGTGATACCGGACATATCAATGGATGACAGGGATTCACAGGAAGTAAAGGCATAACTGCCAACGATTTTCAGCATGGGTGCATGAATGGTTTCCAAACCGCTGCACCCGCCGAAACCATATTCTGCAATAGATTCCACCTTCGGTATATCGGCAGAATGCAGAGCCGAACAGGAATAAAATGTCCGCATCTGGATTTCACTGATATTGGGAAAACAGACTTCTTCTAATGACGTG